CGCGCTAGCTTATCACCACTACCCCTATGGGGGGTAAATTCTTGCACAGGCAGCCCCATCCGTCTCATCTCTTGGTATAAGGCTACACCAGAACTCTTCTTCTCCACAATAAAGGCATCGGGTTCCCACTCAGCATATTCAGCCATTGCTAGGTCTTTTAACTCGGGAAACTCCAGCCGCTGCTTGATGCTGTTGAGCAGGATGATGTGATACGCATCCGCCGTCTCGTTGAAGAAGACCCCCCATGTGGTTAGTGCTGTAAAGTCAGCCCGATTATGTTTCTCCGCAGCGGAGTCAAGGGACATAATGAGGTACTCGCACTTCGGGGGGTCTTCTTCCTCCCATATATTCCACCACTCACGCTTGATGAGGGCAGCTTCCTCTGCGGTTGGCTCCTGTTGGTACTGGGCGTTCCACTGGAACACGGGCATAGAGGCTTTGGTTCGTAGCAGGGCTTCCAGATCAAAAAACTCAGGCCATAGGGGCTTCTGTATGGGTTTACCCGTCTCTTTATCGTTCACCTCAAGTATGGCGGGGAACTCGACCACCTCAAACTCATCGGCGCGTTCGTTCTGGGACATATCCTTCACCACACGCCCTGTCAGATCGTCCATGTGCCAACGTGTTTGTACAATGGCTACGCGCCCTCCGGGCATAAGCCGTGTACGTGCGCCAAACGTATACCAATCATAGGCTCGGGCAAACGCGGAAAAGTTACCGTTGATTACATCCTGCTCGGAATGAGGATCGTCAATCAGTAACAGGTCTGCACCACGACCCGCCAGTGCGGAGCCTACCCCTGTCGCGTAGTACTCCCCGCCGACATTCGTGTTCCACCGACCGGCAGACTTAGAGTCAGCAGCAAGGCGTACCGAGGGGAAAACTGCCCTATAGGTGTCTGTTGCGATGAGGTTTCGTACCTTTCTACCGAAATCTACGGCTAAATCAGACGTATGAGACACCATCATTACTTTCTTGTCTGGATTACGACCTAAGAACCACGCTGGATAGAATATAGAGACTAACTGTGACTTACCGTGACGCGGTGGGATATTAACGCATACCCTGTCCTTATCACCCCGCTCAATCGCCATGAGCATGTCGGCAAGGATGCGGTGGTGCTTCCCCACAATGAAGTCTGACATCATGGCTTTGCAGAATTCAATCAGGTCATCAAAGGCAAGCTGATTTAACTTCCTATTCTCCAGCTCGTCGACCATTTTCTCAATCTCGACCACCTCATCAGGGGTATACTCGTCGATATTGTCCAGCAGCAGGGTTATCTCTTCGTCTGAGAAGTCAAACGGCACGTCTTCACTCACTCCGGCACCCCATACATCTCGGCGTTCACGTCTATCACGTCCCCATCAAGCTCAATAGGGGCTTCAGAGTCGCCAGCACTGTTAGTCCACTCCACCTCTTCAGGGGGTTCTACCTCTTTAACCAACTTTTCAAGCTTTTTGCGTAAGTTCGCACGTAGATCACCCGTACTCTGATGCGTTATGGTCACCTCACTCTTCTCAGCGAACAGTCCAACGTCTGATATCTTGCCCAATAGCTCTAACGCACGTAGCCTGACCTTCGCATCGGGGTTGTCAGCCTCCAAAATGAGCTTATTAGTGACCAAATGCCGTATTTGGGTAGCCGATTCTGCTACGGAGGTGCCAAACTCCTGCAAAATAGAGTTAGTGAGCACTAACGAGGCCGGAGTCATCTTAGCTATGCGGGTTCTTGACACTTTTTTAGAGGCTTTCTCTGGATCTTCGGCATATTCACGGGCTATCGCCACGGCAACATCAGCATCTAGGGCCGAGGCTTTGGTTTCTAGCCGGGGGTGCGTGTCATCGTCGACAGCGGACAGGTAATTAACGGTTTCACAGGCCGCTGCAACTCTAATTCTTAAGTCGCAGAAGGGTTCGTCATCTAAAAGGGGTACGCCTCTATCAACTTGAAGCTCTATCGTCATTTTGCTTAAACCCTATGGTGCTTGCAGGAGGTTAACCGAAGGGGCAAATGTACCTTAAAGTCGACAGATGTTCAATACGTTGTACCTTTACGCCGGTATACTCCCCGAACTTATCACCATACGTAGCTCATCATAGTCCGCTGTTAACGTATCAAACTCTGCCATCGCATCTCGTGATGATCCAACCCCGCTAAGTTCCTCCATCAACGTATTGCCGAGGCCGATGCACCCCTGCACGTTACGCGCATAGTTAGCGACATGTATCTGGCAGTACGACCGTTTCGGCACATCAACGAATTGCCACGTACCATCACCATGTGTCGGGGAGTCGTACCGCTCAAGGTAGTAGAACCCTTCAGGGATGCAGGAGATATTAGTCTCGTTATCGACCCAAGGGTTCTCGATTGTCCAAAACAGCTTCACGCCCTCAGCAGTGGGCAGCGTTAGTCGTCCTACGGTCTCTTTATCACCACACTTAAAACGCACAAGGGTTAACTCTAGGCAGTTGCTGGCAGTCATAACACTCTCCTGTTTCCTAACAGGGTAACATAAAAAATTTTTAGGGGGCTAACTATTTCATAGGGGGGTGTTTCGCTGTGGGGCGCAAAACGAAAAAATAGGTCGTTATTCGGCTGGATTAGTAATAGTAATAGCGGAAGGAATCCTACTGCCCCAAAGTGGGCATGGGGGGTAGGTGGGTCATCCATAGACAAGGTTTACCCCAGCGCCCCTCAGTCAGCTTGCTAGCCCCCCACTACACTTGTTAGTACATACGGTTACATACGGTTACATATAAGTGACAGTGATACCCTACTATGCTTGACGGTAACGCGTTACGTGGTACAATGGGGGCATGCAACGGATAGTCCGGGATGCATATAACCGAAAGTTATGGGTCACCCATAACAAAAGAGAGACCACTTATCATGACCAAGAAAATCGAAGATGTTACATTCACGCCTACCACTATGATCAAACTAGTAAAGGCGTATAACACTGCCGAGTTAAAGGGTACTGCCGCACGTGAGACGCGTTATACGGTGATGTTCGCTGCTGACATTCGACATACTGACACGGCGAAACGTACCACACGACTTGCCAACGATGAATGGGAAGCGCTTTGCCATAGCATAAAGGTCAGTCAGAAAGGCGAAATGGGCAGAGTCGCCAAGCTCTCTAAAGAAGAGTACAAGGCAGAAAAAGCGGCAATGACTGAAGCGGACGGTAAGGTATTCGCCAAGCTCAGGCAGGCTAGCAGTCAGGCGGTTGGATCAATAATGCGGGATATCGGGGTCGCCTTACTGCGGCTAGATACCGATGAAGAAAAGGCGCGAGTCCAAAGTCTTAAGGATGCCAAAAAATCGGAAGCCGAGGAAGCCGAGGAAGCCGGAACCGAGGAAGCTAAAACCATGCAGGAAAAAATCATCGTCCAGTTAACCAATACGGTTGCGATCATGGAAGGTAATGACGCACCAGATGGATTTGATTTTGTCGCGCTTCAAGGCGCTATCGGGGAAGCACTCGAAATCATGGGTGTTAAATTAAGAAACTTCTAAATAAAAACGCGTTACATCAAAGCCCCTTGATTGGGGCTTTTTTGTGCCTGTCATTTATGCACCCTGCGAGTTTGAATTGTTATGGGCAACCCATAACTTTTTAATCCGACCGCTCAAAATTCCAATACCAGTCCCCTTGGAGCATGGCGTATCGTTAGGTATGCGAAAAGCAATACCAGTCCCCGTGGAGCATGGCGTGGCGTGGATCATGTAATAGATTCCATTGTGTGCGCCGGTCATGAAGTGTAGTGCAATGTAGTAGAATGGTTTACTACATTACAAAAGTGGAACACGCCGGTACATGATGGAATCTATTACCCCTTTCATGTACAGCGATAGCGCAGAAATAGTGGCTTATATATAGTGTACTTTTAAACCAATTATTACTAGTGGTTCCTAGAGCTTTTACTTTTTATGGGGCAAACCCCTACGCTCCACGGTCGTGACCCCCTGCTCACGCACCTAATTTAGTAGTTTGAAAAACTACACTACACTATGCCCCACAGCCCGCATTACTAGGTCGTAACACCTTGATATCCTTAAGGAAAAATTACTACTACACTAGCACATTTCCATTTCATGCTAGCCACGCAAAGGGTCGTTCACGTATAAGGGTTTCATCCATTTCCACCATAGGTAATGTGCATAGTCCGTATCGTCATCTCAAGTATAAGGGTTTCATCCATTTCCACATAAAGGGTCG